CATTAAATTCATTTAGTGGTTCTCAATTAACTCAAAATACTGCATTAGCAACAGTAAGTGGTTCATTAATTAGTTCCGCATCCGCTGCTAATATTTCAATAACAAACTTAAACACATTTAGTGGTTCTCAATTAACTCAAAATTCAACTTTAGCAACTTATACTGCAAGCGTTGATACGAGATTGACTGAAATCGGCGTAGTTAGTGGTTCATTGATTTCATCGGCATCCGCTGCTAGTGTTTCTATCACTAACTTAAATTCGAAATCAGCTAGTGTAGATATTTCTATTACGAATATCAACTCATTTACTTCATCTTTTGGAACAACATTCAGTTCTTCAGTAGATAGTAGATTAGATACATTAGAAGGAACTGGAACAATACAAGGAGTAGGTACTGGCAATAATGTAACATTTGCAAAAGTAACAACGACAGGTGATGTAGTAGTAGGTGGTGATTTAGTAGTACAAGGTAATACTGTAACATTAAACACTGCAACATTAATAGTAGAAGATAAATTAATTACATTAGCAAGTGGTTCAACATCATCGGCAACGGCAGATGGCGCTGGTATAGAAATCGCTGGAGCAAATGCAAATTTTGTTTATCAACATTCATCTACATCATTTACTTCATCGGTAGCATTAATTGCACCTGCGGTTACCGCATCCTTTAATTTGGGTTCGGCAGCAGGAAGTTCTAAACGAGTGGCATTCCGAAACACAAATGGTAATTTGGATTTAGTTCCAACCGCAAGTGTAGCTGGAGATTTACTACAATGGGATGGCACTGATTTTGTAATGAGTAACACAATTGATGGTGGTTCATTCTAAATACTAAACCCCCCTTCCAAAGAGGGGGGTTTTTAAAATTATAAATGAACAAAAAACATCAATCATAATGGCTCAAAAAATATTACAAAAACGGTCGCTCATAGCAGGAAAAGTTCCTGATACTGGCTCTCTATTAGTAGGTGAGTTAGGTGTAAACGTATATGATGGTAAAGTTTATTTACATAAATCGGGTTCTTCACAATCAATTCAAACATTAGTTACTACCAATTCGATTACCACTGGTTCAATAACATTGACTGGAACTGGTTCATTTGGTGAAGCTAGTATTGATTTTGATGCAAACATTGGACAGGATTTATTTGTAACTAGAGATATTGTTGGCAATGGTGATATTGATATTGCAGGAGCAGTATCCGCATCTATTGTATCAGCATCTGCTTATGTAGGTTTTGGTGGTGGATTGACGGGTATCACTGCTTCAATGAGACCCGATGATTTCGATTTCAATTCGGAACCATTTGCAGGAACAATCGGATTTATACAAGGTAGTGGCTCTCTTTATAAAGTAGCAACTACTCCTACCGCAGTTGAATTTAGATACAATGAGGAAGTTAGAGGAACTTTTACAACTACAAATGGTTTTAGTGGTTCACTTTATGGAATTGGAGATGTATTAGCATTTAGTGGTTCAGTAGCTAATAGATTAGCAGCTTTAGAAGCATCTTCTTCATTGGGTCCAGATGCTGGAGAATTTTAAACGATTATAAAAATATCATATATTTATAAAGGTACTATATAGTACCTTTTTTTATTACATAATATCAAATAATCTACAGCTCATATATATGGCACAAAGTATTATACTAAAGCGTTCATCGCTACCTGGCAAAGTACCAGATACTGGTTCATTAAATGTTGGGGAAATAGCAATAAACACTTACGATGGTAAGGTATTTATTAAGCGTTCCGGAAATTTAGATTCCATAGAAGGTATTGTAGTAACAAACTCAATTACAACTGGCTCTATAGCCTTAACTCGAACGGGTTCCTTTGGGGAATTAGTAGTAACACAAGACGCCAATATAACTAGAGATTTGTATGTAACAAATGATATTATAGGAGCAGGTGATATTGATATAAGTGGAGATATTACAGGTAGTTCCGCATTATTAAGTGGGAGCTTAATATTAAGTGGTTCTCAAACCATTACAAATAATTTAACCGTATTAGGTGAAGTAAATGCTAGACAATTTAATATATCAGTAATTTCTTCATCTATACTTTTTGAAAGTGGTAGTTCTAAATTCGGTAATACATCCGATGATATTCATTCATTCACAGGTTCAGTTTCTGTAAGTGGTTCATTTTTAGTAAATGGAACAGAAGTTGGTGTATCCGCAGGACCAAACACATTTGATTTTAATTTAGACCCCGAAGCAGCAGGAACTGTAAACTTCATAGAAGATTCAACTGCTAATACTCTAGCAATAGCACGGACAGGTTCATTTGATGTTGTAATTGGTAATACTACTCGTTTATCGGTAAGTGCATCTGCAATAAATGTAACAACTGGCAGTATAACTGCAAACTATATGCACTTGGCAAAATATATTTCGGAATCAGGTGATTTAGATTTTAATATTTAAGATATTTATACAAAACAGAAATAACAATAAATGGCAGCTATATTTCAAATAAGAAGAGGAACTACAAATGAATCACTTACAGAAGGTGAATTATATCTACATCAGGGTTCTGGTTCTTTACAATTTGGTAGTGGTTCAAATAACTACAATGTATTAACTTTAAATGCACCTGTAAATGGTGATGTTATATTGACAGGAAATATAACCGCATCAAACGCATATTTTAGTGGTGATGTTGCAATATCTGGTAACTTATTTTTAGGAAACAACACCGGGGATAATATTAGTGTTCCAGGTGTATTTACAACTAATTTAGTTCCAGGTGGAAACGGAACTCTCGATTTAGGAACATCTGGTGCAAAATGGAGAACTGTATATGCTAATAGTATAAGTGCATCTTTTACTGGTAGTGTAAATGGTATTGATATAGTATTATTATCATCTTCAATAGATTCCCAATTTGATGCAATATCAATTGTATCTCAATCTTTAAATGCATTTACTGCATCACAAGAATCAATCAATACTGGATATAACACTTTTACTCAATCTGCTGATAGTAGATTAGATAATATAGAACTTATCACTTCATCATTACAAGGTGAAGTAGATAATTTACAAAGTGTAACTGCAAGTTATGCGACTACTGGAAGTAATATATTTGTAGGTAATCAAACTATTAGTGGTTCCTTAACTATTAGTGGTTCATCTACTTTTAGAAATATAGGTCCAACAATACTATCTGGTTCAGTTTTAGTGAGTGGTAGTATTAATTCTGATGGGTTTGAATTAGATGCATCATTGACACAAAATATACCTGCTTTAAATTCCACATTCAATTTAGATTTTTCAGGTTCAGAATCTACAATTATAAAAAAATCATTAGTATTAGGTGATGGTAAGATATTAATTGCTGGTAGATTTACATCTGTAGATGGACATACTACAAATGATATAGCAAGATTAAATTCGAATGGTACGATAGATACTTCTTTCTCCGCACCTGTATTTAGTACAACAATAGGAGGTGATACTGGCGGATATGTAAATACATTTGTTACTCAATCTGATGGTAAAATTATAGTAGGTGGTAATTTTAGTAGAGTTAATGGTGCATTGCGTTATGGACTTGCAAGGTTAGATTCCGATGGTATATTAGATACATCATTTGAGGCTCAATCTTGGGGTTCATTTGGTGAAATTAGAGATATTGCAATTCAAAGCGATAATAAAATAGTTTGTGTAGGTAGTTTTCCATCAGGAAGTAGACGAGTAAATCCAGATGGTACTATTGATACTTCTTTAGTAGTATCTACATCTCCTGGATTTGGAGATGATAATTTTTATTCAGTAGCATTACTACCTAGTGGTTCCGAAGAGGCAATTTTAATTGGTGGTGATTTTCAACAATGGAATTCATTCTCCGACTACCATCATCTTGTAAAACTTCATCCTAGTGGTGCTTTAGATTTTGGATTTGCTGGTAATAATTTAGATATAGCTACTGGTAATAGTTTAGATAGAATTCAAAAAATTAAAGTAACTGATGCCTACACCGCAGGTGATAATGGTTATATCTATATTGCTGGTAGATTTAAAGATACTAGAGTAGGAGCACAAGGTAGAAATGCCGGATTTGCAAGATTAACAACCGATGATGTGGCTTTTGGAAGGGGTGCATATGATAATGGATTTAGACTATACATAAGTGGTTCAGACCAAAATACTCCAGGAGTACAATATGTAAATGATTTTGATTTTTACGATGGTGATAAAATATTAATAGGTGGTAGTTTTACCAGTCTTGGAAATCCTCTAGCATCATATCAAACCACTAATAGATTTATAATAGTAGATTATGATAATGGAAGTCTCATAGATGGATTTTCTACTAGTACATATAGATTAAACACAGGTAGTGTAAACTCGGTAACACTTCTACCAAATGATAATGTATTGGTAGGTGGTACATTTACACAGGCTAATTTAACCGCAAGAGAAGGATTGGCAAGTTTGAAATTGGCTGGATTAGGTGAAGTAACAACTACATCCGAATACACAATCAGTGCAAATGTAAATGAACTATTGATTAGTTCATCTAATACATACTTTAGTGGATATGTAAGTGCATCGGTAATTAGTTCTTCATTTGTTGGGGATGGTAGTGGATTGACTGGTGTAACCGCTGCTGACGTAGAATTTGCAAATGTTCTAAATAAACCAACGCTAGTATCAGGTTCATCACAAATAATATCTATATTAAATCCACTAAATAATTTTAGTGCAAGTGTAACCTCATCATTAGAATCTATATATCAAACTACGGCTAGTTTAAATTCCTATACATCATCTTTAAAAACTGCAATCACAGTTGATGGTGTTAATACAACCATTTTAGGAAATTTATCAGTATTAGGTGTAACTACAACAGTTCATAGTAATGAAGTTAATATTGGAGATAACATAATACAATTAAATTATGGATATTCTCAAACCCAAGCGGGTATTGAAGTAACGGATGCAACTGGTGGTTCTTTACTATCGGGTTCATTGTTATGGGATAGTACAATCGATTATTGGAAGGCTGGTAAAAAAGGAGCTGAATCAAAAATACTTTTAGCAGGTGGTGATAGTGTATTTACATCTTCACTACAATTAACTGAAATAAATAATACAACTGCCTCTTTAAATCAAACTACGGCAAGTTTAAATAATTTTAGTGCAAGTGTAACCACTTCATTAGAATCCATTTATCAAACTACCTCTTCATTAAACTTATTTAGTGCAAGTGTAACGGCTTCATTGGTTTCCGTATATCAGACGACTGCGAGTTTAAATTTATATACTCAATCTGTAAATAATGATTTGGCAAGTATTCACCAATCATCAGCATCTTTAAATTTATTTAGTGCAAGTGTAACATCATCATTAGAATCCGTTTACCAAACTACCGCAAGTTTAAATAATTTTAGTGCAAGTGTAACTGCTTCGTTGGAATCCGTTTACCAAACTACTGCATCTATAAATTTATTTAGTGCAAGTGTAACCGCTTCGTTGGAATCTATTTACCAAACTACTGCAAGTTTAAATAATTTCACAGGTTCTCAATTAACTCAAAATACTGCATTAGCAACGATTACGGGTTCATTAATAATATCCGCATCTCAATCATATATAAGTGCATCATTGATGACATCGTCTGTTAAAGACCACGAAGAAAGACTTGTGTATTTAGAAGGAATTGGTGGAATTAGTGGAGGAAATCCTTTAACACAATTAAATACATTTTCTGCTTCTGCTAAAATTTCGATTGAAAATTTAAATACATTTACATCATCTTTTAGTGAATCCGTATCCGCATCTATTGCAGCATTAGAATCAAGTAGTGGATATATCAATTATGTAACAAATAGTATAGAACAATTAACAGGAATCGAAGTGGCAGATTTTGATAGTAATGTGGCAGTAACATTTATAAATGGAACTTTGAAATTTATTTTCGGAACTCCAGCAATACCAACATCAATAGCAACATCTTTAAGTGGATTTTTAACAGATAGATTTAATAATGTAAATGATGCGTACATTGTAAATGGTACTTGGAGTAATCAGGGATATACATTAGTAAGTGCATCTTTATACGAAGGTTCTACTTTATTAACTGAAGTTGGTAGTGGAACATCATTATCATTCAGTACAACTACATCTGGTTCACATACATATAGATTAGAATATACTGCAAGTTCTCCATTAGATGGTACTTTGTATAAAACGTCAACTACGGCTACTGGAACAATTTCCAAATCAAGCCCCGCTTCTCCTACGTTGACACCAACTGCGACAGTTCAGTTAGGGGCATCATCAAATCAAATCGAACAAGGTGCGACTGGTAGTATTTCATTCACATCTTCATCAGCAGACCCATCTAATAGTTGGAATTTGGTAAATACTACAACAAATGTTAGTACACCATACTTTGTGACAGGTTCTGCAACGGGTTCTACTTCAATTAGTATAACCGCTACTGCGAACTACGCATCTCCAATAGGTGATAATATACCAGATTTAACAACCACATCTACGACAACTACTACTTATACAAAAATTAGAAGTTTAAGATATGGTGCAAGTGACGCATCTTCATTTACTGCCGGAGAATTGGAAAATATTGGAGCATGGGATACTACATTGGGTGGTTCAATTGGTACAATATCAAAAGGAACAACTACTGCAAGTGGACAAACCCTAACAATTAGTTGGACGGGTGATAAATATCTTTATATAGTATTTGATTCAGCAAGACCAAACTTAACAGGTATCTCAACGAGTGGTTTTGCGGTATTAGGACAATTTACATTAACAACGATTGGACAGTATAAGGTTTACAGAACAACTGTTCCGAATGCAGGTGGTGCAGGAAGTAGCATAACATATACATTAACATAAAATAAAAATAAGAAATGGCAATTATATTACCTGGTGGATTTAACATAACTAACAACGAACCCGTTGATGCTAGAATAACATTAGCGGACCAGACTGCCCGTTACGCTTTATCATCTGCTAATGTATATGAAGGGTTACTAGTTTTTCAACAAGATAGTAACACAATATGGGTATTGACTGATACCACAAATGTTGGAAATTCAAATGGTTGGACTCAATTACAAATAGGAAGCGTTAGTTCAAATCTTCCAGAAGGTGTAGTTTCGGGTTCTTCTCAATTAACATCTAGTTTTGCAAGATTAGCTGCGGTAAATACATTTACTGATAATCAAATAATTAGTGGTTCATTAACTGTAACTCAAGATTTTGTAGTTTTGGGTTCATCATCTATACAACATATTAGTTCATCTACTTTAGATATTGGAACTAATTTAATTACTGTAGCAGTAAATCAACCATCGGTAAGATTTGGTGGTATTGCAGTAATCGATAGTGGTTCCGCAGGACAATCTGGTTCATTCCTATATGATGCACTTCAAGATGAATTCATATTTGTACACAGAGGTAATGGAACAAATGTAACATCATCCCATTTCCTATTAGGACCTGAAACATACGATGATTTAGGAAATGAAACCTATCTTACAAATAATAGAGTACCAAAAGGAAGTGGTAAAGAACACCTCAATGATTCAAATATCACTGATACTGGAACTTTAATAACTCTTGGGTCAAATTCGGTTGTAAACGGAACATTTTACGCAACTGGAACTACATTAGTATCTGGTTCATCACAAGTTTCGTATCCTAATTTATCAAATATACCTGCGGGGATTGTATCGGGTTCATCTCAAATAATATCAATTTTAACTGAATTAAATACATTTTCTGCTTCTGCTAAAATTTCTATAACAAATATAGAAACATTTACATCATCAGCAAATACTAGATTAGGTTTATTAGAAACTTCGACTGGGAGTTTAAATACATTTACATCATCCATTAATACAACTATTAAAGATAAATTAAATACGGATGGTGTTGTTTCTGGTTCATCTCAAATCAATGTAGCATCCACAACGGGTGATATTGCATTAGGAACGAGAACATCTGGTAATTATGTTCAAACTATTACGGGCAATACTTCTAATGGTTTAACTGCTGCGGGTTCCGGATTGGAAAGTGCAGATGTAACATTGACATTAGCACAGAGTATAAAAACCGATGCAAATCCACAATTCAATTCATTGGGTATAGGAACTGCCGCATCAACAACTACTGGTGAGATTAGAGCAACTGGAGATATTACTGCATTTTATTCATCTGATATTAGATTAAAAGAAAATATCCAACCAATTCAAAATGCATTAGAAAAAGTTGAATCAATTAGTGGTAACACTTACGATTGGAAAGAGGGATATGATGTAGTTCATTCTCATAAAGGAAATGATGTTGGGGTAATTGCACAAGAAATTGAACAAATACTTCCACAAATTGTAACAAATAGAGATAACGGATTTAAAGCAGTTCAATATGAAAAAATAGTTCCATTACTAATTGAGGCAATCAAAGAATTATCAGCTAAAATTAAAGTATTGGAAAATAAATAGATATTTATACACATACATAATAATTTTATTAACGTACTAAAAAAAAGGTAAACTAGATGGCACTTAAATTTAGACGTGGGACAACCGCACAACAATCAGGTTCGTTAGCATTCGGAGAACCATTCGTAAACACAACATTAGGAACTCTATTAGTCGGTGGTCCAAACGGAGACATCGTTTTATCAGCAGGTGGTACAGGTAGCACAGGAAATTTCGGACCTATTTCAGGTTCTGGATTGGATATTACTGGCAACGCAAACATTGGAGGTAACGTAACAATTGGTGGAGCTATTACAATTGGTGATGCAACTGCAGATACTGTAAATGTTGTAGCATCTTTAAGTTCTTCACTTATCCCACAAACTACAAATGCATTTGATTTAGGTTCTGCTACTAAAGTTTGGAGAGATTTGTATGTTTCAACAGGCTCTATTAAATTTGTAGCAAATAATACAGTTATATCTACATTATCTGCTAATGCAGATGGTTCTCAAAACTTTTCAAACGGTGTAAGTATAACTGGTTCATTGATTGCAAGTGGTTCTAATATAGAATTTACAAGAGGATGGCCATCAGTAGGAAGCGAGTCACACTTTTTAAGACTTGCACCATTTACTGCATCTAATGGCAGACCTTATGAAGGTATTGGTATTGCAATTGAACATTGGAATGATGGTACGGATACATACGAACATTCTTTACAAATACATTCTTTTGATAATGATTCTAATCCAACTTATGGTGCGGAATTAAATGTATCACCATTCAGAGCACATATGCAGGCATATCCTTCGGGAGGGGTACTTGGTGGCAATACAGCAAATGTATCTGTCCAAGATTTAAAAAATGGACAATCACAAGCATTAGTATATGGTGATTATGTACAAATTGGAGCATATAATAGTGAGTTTATTACTATAGGTAATAGTGGTTCGGTAGTTGAAATATCGGGCTCAATTCGTGCAAACATCACTGGTTCCATTGCAGCAACAAATGGGGTTGTAAGTGGTTCATCTCAAGTAACTTTACAATCAACAACTGGATTTTCCGCATTTGATACTGCTTTATCAACAATAAGTGGTTCATTAATTAGTTCAGCATCAGCTGCTAAAACTACAAATGACTCACAAGATGGTAGATTAACTAATTTAGAATCAACTACCGCTAGTTTAAATATTTCAGTATCAAATTTAAATAATTTTAGTGGTTCGCAATTAACTCAAAATAGTGCATTAGCAACTATCACAGGTTCATTAATTAGTTCGGCATCAGCTGCTAAAACTACAAATGACTCACAAGATATTTCAATAACAAACTTAAACTCTACAACTGCAAGTTTAACACAAAGAGTTGCAGCAAATGAGGCAGTTAGTGGGACTTTTGCAAGAACAAATTCAACAAATACATTTAACGGTTCTCAAACTGTTAGTGGTTCATTGACTGTAACAGAAGATTTAATTGTATTAGGTTCTTCATCAATTCAAACTATTAGTTCTTCAAATTTAGTAATTGGAGCATCAATTGTAACATTAAATACAGCAACTCCATCATCTAGATTTGCAGGATTACAAATTATAGACAGTGGTTCATCTGGTGGTTCTGGTTCATTCCTATACGATGCGGTACAAGACGAACTTCTATTTATTCACAGAGGAAATGGAACTGATACAACATCATCGGTTCTATTGATGGGTCCTGAAACTTATAATAATTTAGGTAATGAAACTTACTTAACAAATAATAGATTAGTAAAAGGAACTGGTAAAGAGCATATCGTAGATTCAAATATATTTGATGATGGAACTACAATTTCATTGGGTTCAAATGTAGCAGTAACTGGTAGTATAACAATATCAGGAACAGTTGATGGAGTTGATATTTCAGTATTTAATTCAAATGTAAACTCCACAACTGCGAGTTTACTAATTGAAACTGCTAATTTAGAATCATTTAGTTCTTCTGCATTAACTAGATTATCGGCATTAGAAGTTGAAGCTGCTAATTTAGAATTATTTACATCTTCTATTAATACAACAATTAAGACAAGATTAAATGCAGAAACGGTTGTTAGTGGTTCATCGCAAGTAATCGGCATATTGAGTTCATTAAACTCATACACCGCATCAAATGATACGACTAACACTACACAAACGAGTAGATTAGACCAATTATCAACTGCAAGTGGTTCTGCAATCACTAGATTAGGTGTATTGGAAGTTGAAACTGCTAATTTAGAAGCATTTAGTTCTTCTGCATTAACAAGATTAAGTAATTTGGAAGGTACTGATATTACAATCACTTTAACTGGTGATGTAACTGGTACAGGAACTATTACAAATTTAGGTAATGTTTCATTTGCAACTACGGTAGCGGCAAATCAAGTTGCATTGGGCACTGATACAACGGGTGATTATGTAGCATCTTTGGTACAAGGAACTGGTGTTACTATTACAAATAATAGTGGTGAGGGAGCAACCCCAACAATTGCAATCGGACAAGCAGTAGCAACATCATCTAACGTACAATTCAACTCATTGGGTATTGGTATGACAGCATCCGCTACCGCTGGTAGAATTGATGCGGCAAATGATGTTGTAGCATTCTCATCTTCTGATATTCGTTTCAAAGAAAACATCAAACCAATTGAAAACGCAATCGACAAAATCAGAAAGATTAGTGGTAACACTTACGATTGGAAAGAAGAAAATAAAGTTGAGCACGGATACGAAGGAAACGATGTGGGTGTAATTGCACAAGAAATTGAAGCAGTATTACCACAATTAGTTCAGACGAGAGAAAGTGGATTCAAAGCAGTTAAATACGATAAGTTAGTAGCATTACTAATTGAAGGTATTAAAGAACAACAATTACAAATAGAGCAATTAAGAATAGATTTAAATAATTGTAGAAATAACAAAGGTTTATAATCAATGTATGATGTGTACTACACCACCGCTGGAGGTCCTTGGTTCAATAGCGGTGCTGATATGTGGGTAACCGAATGGATAAAAGAAGTGGCTCCTCATTTAGAAGTGAAGCCACTTCTTCTTTTCCATAGACATAAACCCCAAAATTACGAAGAATTCCCTATTGATATTGAACATATTTGGGAAACATCTGAAGATGAAATTATAAAAATATTAGATAGTGCTAGACGTATTCACATATTACATGGTCATTACACTCCAACCAGAGCTATACATCAAAATTTGGAAAAAATTGATTCGATTATTTTCCACAATTTAACAAAAGTGTCTTTATTGGCACAAATGGAGAAAGATGAATATCTTCATTGGTATGGTAATTGGGAATACGAAAGTGAATTAATTAATAAAATTAAAAATAAAGTTTGGGTAGGATTATACCATTTTCCATACGAAACAGAAAATTTATATCACATTCCAAATGTATATGAATTTACACAAAATAAAGAACTTTCTAAATCTATTGAGATAGGATATGCCGCAAGAGTAGAAGGTAGAAAGAATGTTGAATATATGGATGGATTGGGTGGATTTATTTCTACAAATTCAGAAACATTCAACAAATACTATAAAAAGAAATATGGCTTCAAATTCGAAAAGTCAAAGGTTTACAAATTTGATTACAAATTTAAAGAAAGGTTCTATGGACTTGATTGGGGAATCTCTCATTCTTGTTTTGAGTACGAACCCTTCGGATACGGTATATTTGAGGCAGTGGATTGGGGTAAGCTTCCCATATTACATGAAGACTGGCATGTTCCACTTGACTACAAATACAAAGCTAGTGATGCGGAAACATTTAAGCAGACCTACCAAACGATTTGTAACGATGATTACGAAACCCGTAAAACAGAATTTGAAAAACTTAAAAGTTGGATGATAAACCACTTTTCAAACAAAGAAGTATGGAAAGAAAAACTTTTAGATATTTATAACGGAGAATAATACATACGAATATGCCAAGAACTAATTTATCATTAGGAAATTTATTTAGAGCGGTTAGTGGTTCAAACAGAGCCGGAGCAGTTTCATTGGGAGGGTTATCAGGTGGAGCTTCGAATAGTTCACTAACTTCATTCGCAATAGACTCCGTAACGCCAAATTTGCCAACTTTTACTTATATAGTAGAATCTACAACAGAAACCGCAACATTCTCATTTGGGACAGCGGGTTCATTACATGGTTCGAAAGTAGGTAGTGTAGCTGCAAATTATACTGCATCTTTTAATAACGCAAACTTTTCAGTAGGTTCTCCAACATTAGGTGCATCTCCGTCATTTCCAATTACACCTGCATCTATTGCACAATCAACATATTCGGAAGCATCTTCAGTATTGACTTTAAATTATGCCGATGGTTATAATTTGGCAGCAACTGGATATAACACACCATCTACCAAAACCCTATTTGCAGTAGATGTTTATAATACAATTAACCAACCAGATTTCTGTTTACTATTTGGAACAAAAATAACTAAAGCAGATGGAACTCTTGTAAATGTAGAAGACCTTTCAGTAGGTGATACTATTAAAGCATGGGTACCTGATGGTTTACCTGATGAAGACCAGGATCCAGAATCAGACCAAGTTGATTGGAGATTCTATATGTTAGAAAATCAATCTGGTTCATATCAAGAAGTAAATGTAGCAGATATTGTATTTAACTTTGCAAGTGGATATTACGATTTAAATGGTGGATTGATAAAAGCAACTGGAACTCACCCTCTTTGGGTTTGGGATTCTGAAATCGAAAAATATCGTTTTAAGAATATCGAAGATGTATTAATTGGTGATTTAGTAGTAACATACGATTCGGTAACTGGTTTAAATGAGGTAGAAATTACTGATATTGAAGTAATAATTGAAGATGTTGAAATCGTAACACTTAATGTGGAAAATGCTGACGTTTATTTGGCAAACGGTATCATATCTCATAACAAAGGAACAACTACACAACCATATATTCCATCTTCAGGATTAAGATTATATGTTGACCAATATAAAACGGCATCTTATAATTCAGGTTCTGCAGCAGCAGACTGGTTAGATTTGAGTGGATATAATACAGGTGTTAGACCTGCAGGTGTTATAAACGATGCGGGAATTACGGGTGGTAATCCAACATCTACAAATGGTGCAAATAAGAAAGCATCATTTGTAACATTTAACGGAACTAACCAATTCTTCTACAAAGATACGACAACTAACATTAATGGTGGATATTCACAATTTAATACAAATACTGGTACAATCCACGTTTGGATTAGACCAACTACAACATTGGGTGTAGCATCGCGACATATTTTTGATTATGCTGGATTTTATGGGTTAGCAATCGAATCTACTGATAATTCTACATTAAATAGAGTTAAGTTTTATGGTAGTTCATTAGGAAATAGTGCACAATTAACCACATCATTAACGAGTGGGGTAAACTATTTAATTTCAGCAGCATTCCAACCATCAGGTACTTGTACCATATACGTTGATGGTAGTTCAGTAGGAACATTCACTTCATCAGCATTTACTGCTCCATCTTCTACTAACTTTGTAACAATTGGATGTAATAGTGCAAGAACAACATTTTGGAATGGAGGTATCCAAGCCGTATTATTCTACAATGTATTACAGAATTCTACATCAGTAGCGCAGGTATATAATCATTTCTCAACAACATTAAAGTAATAATTGTTGTTTTGAAATAAAAGTTTATATTTATAATGAGATAATAAAATTTTAAATTAGTATATAAAATGGCAGACAAAATAGTATCACCAGGTGTATTTACAAAAGAAAATGACCTTTCATTCTTACAGCAAGGGGTAGCAGATATTGGAGCAGCATTTATCGGACCTTTCAAAGAAGGACCATTGGTACCTACAATCGTAAATTCACAGGCAGAATTTGAAAAATTATTTGGAGCAGCAGATGGCACATATCTTACTCCTTTAGCCGTACAAAATTATTTAAGAGAGGCAGGAACTGCTACAATTTGTAGAGTTGGGGGTGTTGGAGGATATACCGAAGTAGCACCTTTATTATTAACTGCAACTTCAGGAGCTGTATCAGCATCTTTAGGTATCTTATTCAATACTTCAGGAAGTGCAAACGGAGGTTTTGCAGACGCACAATTAACTTCTTCTAATGCAGGAGCAGGTGATTTCGTATTAAGAGGTAGTGGATTAAACCTATCTGCTTCTTTGGATGTAACCGATACAAACGATATTGAAGCAGTATTTGGAACATCTGCGTTTGGTTCTAAAGACCCTTATGTGTATGGATTCTTTAAAAATTCTTCTATAACATTTAATTCCAGTGCATCTTCTTCAGTAACTGTATTGGGTGACCAACTTTTTACATTTGATGCGCAAGAGGCGTTAACACCAATGATTACATCTCAAGTAATCTCTGGTGATAGATATAACTTATTCCAATTTGAAACAATCGGAGCAGGTAATGCGGCAAATACTAAAGTAAAAATTGGTATCACAAATATTAAAGCAGCAGGTTCTGTAAATGGTACTGATTATGGTACATTCACCGTAGTTGTAAGAGAATTTGGTGATACAAATAAGAAAAAAGTAGTATTAGAAACTTATTCAAATGTAAATTTAGACCCTAATTCTCCTAACTATATTAGTAGAGTAATCGGTGATAGAAAATTATCAATTGATTCAGAGGGTAAAATATCTGAATCTGGAGATTGGGTAAGTAATTCAAAATATGTTAGAATTGCTAACTTAAATACATCGGCTCCCGTACAAGCAGTTCCATTCGGACACGCAGCGTATACTTTACCAGTATCCGCATCGGCAGCAGTTGGAGCATTGATTCCTGCAGTAACATTCTTAACTTCATCGGCAACACAATATGGTGGTATCAATTTAGATGGTAATACTGATAACAATATCTACTTAAAGCCAATTCCGACTGGAGCAGGTGTAGGTTCTAACTCTGTATTTGGATTAGATGCATCAAATGGTGGTACATTAGCAGTAGGTTCAACTTCGGCACAATTCATTGTAGGATTCCAAGAAGGATTTGATGGTATGAATCCAGCAACTCCAATATTGACAGGAGCAGATATTTCAGCAGGAAACTCACAAGGATTTAACTTATCAACAGTAAATGCTAGTGGTTCAGCAGCATACGCTAAACATATCGCGGCATTATCAAATGTAGATGAATTTGACATCAATATGGTTGTAACTCCAGGTGTTATCAAACGATTACACTCTTCAGTAGCAACTTCAGTATTGGATATGGTTGAGCAACGAAATGATTGTTTCTACATTTTGGATACAACCGCTTATGGTGATTCAATTGGACAAGCAAATACAGAAGCACAATCAATCGATTCAAATATGGTAGCAACTTACTACCCTTGGGTTAAAACAATCGATGTTAACACTAACAAACTAATCGCAGTACCACCATCAGTATTATTGCCTGGGGTATTTGCGGCTAACGATAGAGTAGCAGCTGAATGGTTTGCACCAGCAGGTTTGAATAGAGGTGGTTTAATTGGAGCAGTAAGTGTTCAAAATCGTTTAACTCAATCCGAAAAAGATTCATTATACGAAAACAAAGTAAACCCAATCGTTCAGTTCCCTGGACAAGGAATTGTAGTATTCGGACAAAAAACATTGCAAGATAGACCATCTGCATTGGATAGAATCAACGTAAGAAGATTGTTGTTGACTGTTAGAAAGTATATCGCATCTTCATCTAGATATTTAGTGTTTGAACAAAATACTTCTGAAACTAGAAAC